AGATGGAATCTTCTTTCTTTGGGGTTTTCCAATCAAAGGAAAAGCGGGTTTCCCCTTCTTTGTACGGGCGGCGGATGCTAACAGTGGAATCTAAGGGGATTTCCTCAAGTTGGGTATCTAAAGTAAGTGGGCGGCTTGTGACGGCCTGAATGAGTTCTTGGAATTGGTTTGTTTTCATGGTTTGTGATAGTGTATGATAGTGAGCGGGGATTGAACCCGCTTGGTTGTTAGCGTTCCATCAGCATGTTTGGGGCTGGGTCAGGGACGCAGCTTCCTGGGTTTGCAAGGCGAGCGGTTAGTAGTCCATTGGCGGCGCGTGCGGCCTCCCCCATTGAACCGTAAAGGGAACTGAACGCTTGGATTCCACCGTTGGGAAACTCAAGGGTTGCTTGCCAGCCATTGGCGCGGCGGCGTGTTGAAGGGGTAATTTGATTTGTTTTCATGGTTTGTGATCTTAGCTTGTTGTAAGCGTCCCGGAATGTCGGGTATTGCTCCTTTGGCACCTCGGACAGATAGCGATGCCCCAGCGTCTTCGTTTCCTCATCCCAAGTGATTCGTCCACGATCCACGCCGACCACGAAGAACATTCTCGGATGTTTCCGCCATTGCGTTATTTCTCCGGCGTCTATCGCGTCACGTATTGCTTGCGGGATATCCACCGATTCGACATGGCTTATTTTTGTCTCCTCCCGTTCGATGGCCGCTTTCGTCCGTTCGATGCTTTCCTCCAGATTTCTTAGAGATGAGTTTTGATTCTCCCACCTGTTGAGGGTGGCAGCACCATTGCGCTTATCGTTCAAAGGTTGCCCGTTGGCTCTCTTTACGTCGGCAAAGTGTTCATCCAGCCTTTGGGATTGTTGCTTTTCCTTTTTTTCGAGAGACTGACGGAGGATCAGCAGTCGAGGAGAAGAGGCCAAACAAGGCGTGGCTGGAGCAACGTGGCCCCGCTCTGAATTTGTAGTTTTCATTTTGGTTTGGTTTGTGTGTGTGTAGTCTCTTCAGTTGCGGCGTGACCGCAAGACGGGTTTCCCCGTTTCGACTTTAGGAAAGGGAATCAATAGCGTCTGCAATCAATTCCGCTGCCCAAGCACCTGGCAGCATGGCTTCCAGCTTGTCGCAAGTTTCACGTGTCGCTCCGTTTTTCTGAAAGTAAGCAATACAGGCGGCGAGTAAGTTTTCGTATGTTGTCATTTTTGTTTTCGGTTTGGTTTGTTTGTCGCTGCCGTCACTGGCAACACGGACAACCTATCAAGCGTGCGGAGTTTGTCGACAAGTATTTTGCAACAACTCAAAAATAAATTCTAATTATTTTCTTGCCAAGCTCGCAATCCCATACGCCACAAGGGAAATCCGCGACTCCATGCCAAGGAAACAATCGGAAAATATTTTCCACCGGCTCGCAATTCCGGCACGTTCCGGCTCGTTAAATCACAAGCTATCTCCGCCAAGGTACGAGCGAAGCGGACGACCATAAGAAAGAATCGACGACTAACCGGAAGCAATCGACAACCAGTAAGGAAAGGCAAGGAAGCAATGTAAGAAAGGAAGGAAGAAAGGAAGGAAATCATTCCCATAACCTAAAAGGGAAATCATTCCCATAACCTATTCACCCCGCTTAGAAAATATCGGCAACAACCGAAGAGAGAAGTGATGGCGGCTGCGGCGATACGTTCTCTCTTCTCTTCCAATCGTAAACACCTCAGAAAATCTGTCAAGCTTTTTCGCAATCTGTTAGAAGATTCGCGTGGAACATTTCCGTGGAACATTGTAGAGCGTACGTTTGAAGCGGTAGTTATACACAGTTATATACAGTTATACACGGTTATACACAAAGCGTTACGATCTGCCACGGGTTAGTTCCACGTGGAACATTTAAACGCACGCTTTAAACGCAAGTGTGTCGCTATTGCAAGTTTGTTGCGTTAGGGGGGGGCGGGGGTCGAGCGGATAGGAGCGAGAGGATATCTAAGCGGTAACCCACCCTCCTAAAAAATGAGTAAATGGCGAACGTGCTTGACGTTGTGTGTGGGGGTGGTAATACGAGGCATGACTGAGAGCGCAAGTGGAGTGAGATTGATGTTGGGGGATTGTTTAGAACGGTTGCGGGAGTTGCCCGATTGCAGTGTTGATTCTGTGGTTACTGATCCTCCGTATGGGTTGAGTTTTATGGGGAAGAAGTGGGATTATGATGTGCCGAGTGTGGAGGTATGGGCTGAGTGTTTGCGTGTGTTAAAGCCTGGTGGTCACCTGCTGGCGTTTGCTGGCACGCGAACGCAGCATCGGATGGCGGTAAGGATTGAGGATGCGGGATTTGAGATACGTGACATGATTGCTTGGGTGTATGGCAGTGGGTTCCCAAAGTCGCTGGACGTCAGCAAGGCGATTGATCGGATGGACGCCAGCGAAGAACAAGGGCGCCGCCGCTTCCGATTCACCGCTTGGGTCCGCGCCACTGGCGCCACGTCGCGCCAGATTGACGAGGCCACCGGCACCAACATGGGCGGCCACTACACGGACGCCGCCAGCCAGCCCGCGATCATGACGCGCAAGCACTTGGAACAGTGCCGCCATCTGCTGGGCGATGTGCCCGAATGGGTGGAGCGAGAAGCCGACACCCGCAGCGTGGAGAGCAAGAACTTTGCCAAGCGCGAGGTGGTGGGGACTGAGACTCGTTACAACGAAGCCAGCGGCATTGTGTCTGCGGGGCGCGACGAAAGGACGCTGATTGAACGCAAGATCACCGCCCCCGCCACCGACGCAGCGAAACAATGGCAAGGCTGGGGAACCGCCTTGAAGCCCGGGCTAGAGCCGATCACCGTTGCGCGCAAGCCTCTCGGTGAAAAGACGGTAGCTGCGAACGTGCTGGCGCATGGGACTGGGGCGCTCAATGTGGATGGGTGCAGGGTGGGGACGGATGAACTGAAGGGCAAGGTTTACAACAACAACAATACCGGATGGGAATGCACCTCCGCACCTTCAACAATCCACGGCAATGAACAAGGCCGCTGGCCATCCAACCTAATTCACGACGGCAGCGACGAGGTGGCGGGGCTGTTTTCGGTGACAACGAGCGGAGGGGGTGACAAGCACGGACCGAAAAAATCTACATTTTGCGCTTCTACGGATTGGGAGGCATTTAAGGGGACAAGTAGTGGTGGCGACTCCGGCAGCGCCGCCCGTTTTTTCTACTGCGCCAAGGCCAGCAAGAAAGATCGGGAAGGTTCAACCCATCCAACCATGAAACCCACCGCTCTCATGCGCTACCTATGCAGGCTTGTTACACCTCCTCAGGGTATCGTGCTTGACCCGTTTATGGGAAGCGGTAGCACGGGCAAGGCGGTGGTGCTGGAAGGATTTCAATTCATTGGCATTGAGCGCGAGGAGGAGTATTTGGAGATTGCAACCAGTAGGATATCTGCTGCATCACCGCTGAGTGGGTTGCAAACCTCTTGACAAGGTATGGGAATCTGATAAGAGTTGTGCATGGGCAGTCCAGCAGATTACAATTTACAAGGGCAAAATGGTGGTCGGGTTATCACCTCGGCTAGTGGTGCGGTGACGGGGACATTCCGTTGGGTGCAGGTTGTTAATGACACGGTATTGAGCGTGTTTACGGCTCCGAACATTACGAATGCTACGGGATTGCAGACGATTACTATTCCTGCGGGAGTGGGGATTGGTGGTAGGATTACGGCATTAACGGTGACTAGCGGAGTTGTTATTGCTTACGATATCTGATGAGTCAATTTGCACAGAGTGGAAGTGCGATGGATGATGCACAGTCCTCTGATGGGGATGGAGGGTTTGTGGGTGTGAACCAGCGGGATCAGTTGAACCAGTTGGAGGTGGGAGAGGTAAGGGAGAGCTTGAATGGGAGGATGGATGGGTATTGGAAGCCTCGTCGTGGGGTTCTGGCTAGGACAGGATCGTTAACTAGTGGTGGGAGTCCGTTGCAGTTGCCGTTCTTTTTGATTGATGTGGCTAAGAGTATTACTGCGGCTAGTGTTACGGCTGGGGTTGTTACAATAACTACCTCGGTAGCGCATGGGTTGACGGGAAGTGGATTAGCTCGGATTACTGGGTTAGTGGGGAATGCCGTGATGGATGGTGATTTTACTTTGACTGTGTTGGGAGCAAGCACTTTGACGTATCCTGTGGTGGGGCTAACTTCGATTAGCGACCAGACAGGAACGTTGTCCACAACTCCTATTAACGATGCGGCTAACGTGAACGTAAGGGCTTCTTGCTTGTTTAGCGATCCTAACTCGGGTAACGCTGAGAGTGTCGTATTGGCATTGGACTCTAAAGCTATTCTGGTTGATCTAGATGGC